ACGTAACCAGCAAGCTTGACTATGTGCAAGCAGTCTTCAGCGCCTTCGTCAGCGTCTTCCTGCGATACGTCGCTGACTGCGACGAGCGCACCGAACTCCGCCATCTTGTGCCAGTCGATTACTTCCGGCATCAGCACGACTTTGTCGTTTCCTGCTTTCGTGAAGAATTTAGGCATCTAGGACCTCCATATATGCTTCGAACGTAGTGAGCAGTTCCATAGCGTCTTCAGAGCGTGTTGACTTGCGTTCGTAAACAGCAAGGAAGTCCACAAGGATCTTTTCTTGTGTGATGCCGTGCTCGTGAAGCTTTTTCACCATGTCTTCGAATGTGCCGTAGTTGCATATGAACTCAAATTGTGTGGATGTGGGTACGACTTCGGGATTTGATACTTCGCCAGCGCCGTTGCAAGTGCTGCAAGTTGCGTTTCCTGTTTCACCCATTCCGTGGCATTGGTAGCAAGTTGTTCCGTCGTGCATACCTTCGCCGCTTCCGTTGCAGTTGCAGCACAGCTCGCTGACTGTACCCGCACCGTCGCATTCTTCGCAGGGGATTAGGGCGCTTTTCGCGCCCATTGCTTCACCCTTCACGTTGAATTCGCAAGATGATAACTACTTGCGCTCCTGTGATTTGTTTTTGTTGTGTTACGCGAGCCCACATATCGCGCATGAATTTAGACTTGTGGTCGCGTGACAAGCTTGCATAGTCATGAGCGTTATCGAACTGATCTTGTGTGAGTGCTGCCATTTTAGTTTCCTTTTCAGTTTTTGATTTAGGCAACTGCTTGCCTATAGAGCGTATTATAGCGAGACAAACTATAAGCACAAGCTTTTTATTTTAGTCACGTAAAGCGTCACGAATCATCCGCACTGCTTCTTCGCGATCTATAGTCGAATCCAAGTGCCGCAGAAGCTCTTCGGCTGCAAGTGGCGCAAACTTCGCGCGGTAAGCACTGCTCACCTGTGTCTTACCTGTTTCCCAGTCGCTCACTTGTTCTTGCGTAGGAATATCCATGCGCGTTGCAAATTGTTCTTGCGTTAAGCATAGCTGGCATCGTGCTAGTTTTGTGATGTTCATTTGTTGCTCCTGTTCCGTGTATTATAGTGACGCCTACTATATAAGCAAGCGTCATGTCAAAGGTCTTGCAAGTGACCCCAGTCATCGCCGCGTTCTGCATCAGCGATCAGCGGCACTTTTGTTCCGAAGTCCTGCATAAGCTCAATCACTTTGTTGATAGCAGCCCAGCCCTCCTCGGTGTCCGGTACGCTCCAGTCAAGTTCATCGTGTACAGTAAGCAATGGCGCTCCAAGCACGTCGCAGACGCCTGACTCCCACACCTTAACCATTGCGAGTTTCATAATGTCAGCAGCACTGCCTTGAATAAGCGCATTCAATGCCTTGTGCGTTTTTGCACGCTTCACTCTGCCGTACGCTTCAACTGCTTGCTTGTAAGGCAGCGGAATAGCATCTGCGTCCCATTTAATAGACTCAAAGAGCGGAAACCTATGACGGCGCCCTGCATAGCTGAAAATATGACCGCGATGTGCGGCAGTAGTGGACGCAAGTTCTGCAAGTGCTTTCACAAAGGGTGCGCGTCCATGATACGTTGCGAACAACTCGGCGGAGTCACTTGCTGTGAGCCCAAGTTCTGCTGAAAGTTTTCTTTGCCCCATGCCGTATGCCAAGCCGAAGTTGATGTTCTTTGCTGTTTTCCTGTCAATGTTACACAGGTCCGCAACGGCTTGATGGAAGTCTGTTGTAGGATCGGCTTTGTAGAGCTCAACAGCTTCTTCCGCTTCAGGTCCTTTCGCATATTCCAAGAGCAAGCGATATTCAACCTGCGAATAATCTAGCTTGACCCATACTTCGCCAGGCTCCGGAACAAACAATCCACGAATCAACGGACCAAGCTCTGGATCCCTTGCAGGGATGTTCTGCAAGTTTGGGTTTGACGAACTGAAACGTCCTGAAACAGTGCCACCATCGTCGCTTCGTAAAGGATGGAACTCGCCGTGAATGCGTCCATTGTGGTTGTGCTTTGTTAAGTACCCGTCAACAAACGTGCCCAACATCTTTTCATACTTGCGCAAGTTCCTGATTGCTTCCCCAATAGGATGCCCACACTTTTCGAGCCAGCCCTTTGTGAAGCTTGGACGCTTTGTCTTAGCTGTGCGAGGGTACTCAACACCAACAGCATCGAACGCTCTCGCAATGTCGTCAGCAGAGTTTGGGTCAACGACTGTGCCGGCAGCTTCCGCCAACAGCTCTTTCGACTCCTCTATTCTGCCAGTCAGTGACGCATGTAGTTCAGCAACTTTCTCCGTGTTGATTCGGACGCCACGTTTGCGCATTGCAACAAGCATCAGAAGCAGCCTGTGCTCAAGATCCACAACAGGGCTGAGGTTTTGCGCGTTGATCTCCTGTAATTGTAGTTCGCGAATGCGTAAAGGCAAGTCAACATCGCCTTCAGCATAAGGGCCGACAAGCTCTACAGGCGATCGATAAATGTTTGCGCGTTGCTTCCCTGTAGCAGGCCCGCCAAACGATTCAGAGCACCACTCATACAACGCTTCGCTTGCTTTGTGCTCGTTCAAGTATTTCTTCGCTATGTTGTCCAGTGAATATGACTTTGCGTGTTCGTCCAGTAGTGCTTCCACCCATTGCACGTCAAAGAACGGACCCGTGACTTGCACGTCCATTGTTGTGAGCCAACCTACGTCATACATTAAGTTCGCGCCAACAATCACTGCATCAGTGTTGAGCACTTTGTTGAGCCAGCGTGCAACGCGCCCTTTCGGCAAATCACCTGCTCCGTGGTTGATAGGAAAGTACCAGCGTCGTCCATCATCTGCACCAATAGCAATTCCAAGAACATGCCCGTCGTTGTGCGCCCATCCTGGTCCTTTCTCTAGCAGGTGCGGATCATATGTTTCCAAATCCACTGCGATTGCTTTGCAGGCGGATAAGTCGGGCCATTCTTGAGGTGGAAGCCAGCCTGTAGCAGGTGTGGGCACAAACACGACTTCACGCGGTGCGTTGCTGCTTTTCTTTTGTCGTTCTGCGTCCTGCCAGAACATTCCTTTCATATCAGCGCGTGCCATGTTGCCACCTATTGAACGCTCTGCGCCATATGTAAGACCTGGTGAAGCTAATTACTGTGAAATAGCAAGTGATTAAGAATCCGTCTGTGTAACTGCTTGTCAAACCGAACAAAGGAACAGCTCCCCATTCCCATGCCGCCCAAGCGACAAAGAATCCAGAGATGTAGTTGAAGGAGACTTCGCACAAGCTTTGCTTTCTGCTTTGCATTAGATGACTCCTGCGATAACGCCTTCGACGTCGTTCCCTTTCCATAGTGCTGGAACTTGCTCGAAACTCGCGCTCGTTGCGCTCTCTAACACCAAAAGCAGCATCTTCGCATGGAACTTGCACTCTGCAAACGTGTATCCAGATATCTCCGCTGTAGTAGCACCGTCAGCAGTTGATATTCCGTCCTCGTTTAGCGCAACAACAGGGAAATTCGGATCTGGACAGAAAGCAGTCAGCCGCTTCACTTGCTTTGCAAAGCCCTCTGGCAGAGCGGGCAATCCGCTATAGTCGTCAGGCATGTACTCGCCCAGCTTGGGCCACGCACCTGTGCCAAGCTTTGTTTGCATCCATGCGCCGTTGCTCCAGAAGAAAGACAGTGTTGATTCTCCTATAGACATGCACTCAGGTGGCGTACCTATACGCAACAGCTCGTCAACAGCCCAAACAGGTAAGGACAAGTCAACGCCCATGTCCGGAGCGGGTGCTTTCGCAAGAATGATATTGTTTGTTGCGTAAGCGTAACCTTCAGAGAGTAGAACTCCACAAGACCACTGACGGGTTGCGTCAGTGCTGATGAAAGGCTTCAAGCTCCGAAGAGCGGTAAGAAGCTTCTTGTCAACTGCAACGCGCTCATCTGTTGCTTGTGCAGTGCGAGGGAACTCGACGTCAAGCATGGGCAGCTTCGCTTTGAAGCGCCCTGCAGAAATAGTCAACGACATCTCGTTGATTTCCAAGTTTGGTGAGCCGCTGCATGTGTCAACCGCTTTCAGAAACTTATCGGCGGGCACTACAATGTCGCCGGTAATTCCTGCGATAGGTGCGTCAAGCACAAGGCGCCCGTTTGAGCCCTGCACGCGCCCATCCGCGATGTGAAAGTGTGTCAGCACAGGAACAATATCTTTCTCACTCACTGCCCCATGTACAAATTTCAAAGATTCAAGCATATTATTCTCCTAGAAGTCAAAAAGTGAGCTAGTCGGCAAAGGCACTTTCGAAACGCTATTTACCCATTCAAGCGTTTCCAGCATGTTGAAAGCCATCCTTTCTCCATGTCCTTCGCTCAGTTCAGTAAGATTAAAGCCGTGATGTTCAGCACGTTCAGCGACGTAGTCCTTGAAGTGGCTTGAGACTGTTGAAATGTGCTTGCCCATGTCCTTCATTGCAGGCGACTCGCTTGAGACGCTGACAGGGACCAACTTGTCACCCGACATGACAGTGATGTTGCCCATCGCTCCTGCGAACACCCAAGAAGCTGAGTCCGCACTATACCAAGGAACGCCTTGCACCATGCGCCCGCCTGTTGTTGCAAGGCCGTGAGTCTTGCTGTTCGGGATCAGCTTGTGTACTTCAGCTGACCACGTCACCCTATTCTTCTCAGGTAAATCATTACGAGGACTGATGCAGATGTATTCTGCCATTCTAGCAACTTCAGCAAGGCGTTCCTTCGCTTCGTTTTGATGGAACACTGGCAGCACTCTGTCGCCGAACTCTTTGACTAATATCTCGAAGTTCCTGTCTGACTCTTCAATAGCAGCTTCAAGCTCCGCTGTACCAGCAGTTCTCCCCGGCGAACCAGGGATTCTGTCCAAGTTGATAAGCCAAATTGCCTTCAACTTGTCTTCGTACTGGTCAATGAACTTACCATACACGCGCATCAGTGCATCAAGATCAACAGAGTCACCTTTTGACCATGCTGTGAAAGCGCCCGAATCAAGTAGCATCTCACAATGACCTTCACGCCTTGATGCAAGCTCGCCCCATTTGAAACAATTCTTCACATAAGCACCGTGGCAAGATTGCAAGCGCCACGGGCACTCGTGAGCAATCCTGTCAAGCAGGTCACCCTTGAATGTTCCTATGCCTGAGAAGTAGTATTTCATTTCGAGGGCTTCACGTAAGATGCGGTTGGCCAGAAAGGGATACCACCACGCGGTGTGAATTGACCTTCAACTTCCATCCACAGTGGATCAATCAAGTCGACAAGGTCGTTCAAGATGCGGACAACACAGCTCTCGTGAAACTCGCCGAAGTTGCGGAAGCTGCCCAGGTACAGCTTCAATGATTTACTCTCAACGCATGATTGGTCTGGCTTGTAGTTGACGACGATTGTAGCGAAGTCCGGTTGCCCTGTTTTTGGGCACAAGCTTGTGAACTCAGGACAGACGATGTTCAGCTCCAGTGACGCTTTCGCAGGATTGCGGTCCGCTTGCGCGTGTGGGCTTGGAAAGCACTCAAGAAGCTGCTTGTCAGGGCCCTTGTGCTGGTAGTCCGTGTCAGCTGACTTTCCTAGTTCTTTCAGGTTTGTGTGTAGCTCTTTTGCCATTTGTTCTCTCCTATTTAATAAGCTGCATGAACTCGGCGCGAGTATCATGCTCTTCTTTGAGTGCGCCGCGTAAAGCTGACGTGATTGTTGATGCGCCTTGACGCTGTATCCCGCGTGACTCCATGCACAAGTGACGGCATTCGATAACAACACCCACACCCAGCGGGTTCAAGTGCTGCTCAATTGCGTCTGCGATTTGAGTAGTCAAGCGTTCCTGCACTTGCAAGCGTTTGGCAAATATGTCAACTAAGCGAGACAACTTGCTCAAGCCCACGATCTTACCGTTGGGGATGTATGCAACATGTGCAACACCGAAGAATGGTGCTAAGTGATGCTCGCAATGTGAATACACGGGTATCTCTTTCACAATAACCATCTCGTCAACCTTCTCAGCACCGTCTTCAAACACTTTAAGAACATCCTCAGGTGATTGCGTATAGCCAACGCTCCAGTTTTGCCAAGCTTTCAGCACGCGCTTAGGCGTCTCAAGCAACCCACCGCGTGTTGGGTCTTCCCCGATAAACTGTAGCAACCTGACAACGATGTCTTCAGCACTGCCTTCAACAGAACCTTCCCAAGGAAACACTAGCCATCCAAGTGATGGATCTTCTTGCTTGCTGTACAGTGCAAAGAAAGGCAAATCGTAGCGTGCGCGTGTTGCTCCTGAGTCTACAAGGTCATCAACGATAACATCCGCATCCTCTACGCGGTTTGCAACTTGGCATCCATGCCCAAGGAAATGCGCTACCAAGTAAGCAGCTGGCACGCCACCACGCGGCACGCCGTAGATTGCACAATGCTTGATGCCTAGCTTGCTAATTTGTTGAGCGACGAGGTGCGCTTTGCTTGCGACTTGCTCGTGTGTCAATACTGTTTTCATTCTTCATACTCCGTTGAATCTATAATGTCAGCGAACTCCATTGCTTCGAGCCGCTCCTGGCATGCGCCGCACTTGCCACAGGCTTTTTCGCGCCCGTTGTAGCACGTCCATGACTTCGAGTAATCAATGCCCAGTTTCTTGCCCAATGCTGCGATGTCACCCTTAGACATATCGATGAAGGGAGCACGGACCATCACAGGTTGGTAATTCGCAATCTGTGTGACCGTGCTCATCGCATCAACAAACTCTTTTCGGCAATCAGGGTAGATAGCATGATCGCCCGCATGCGCTCCGAAGTAAACCGCATCAGCGTTTATGCTCACAGCATAACCAACCGCAAGTGAGAGCATGATCATGTTCCTGTTTGGCACAACAGTTGACTTCATGCTGTCCTCTTCGTAATGCCCTTCAGGAATGTCAATGTCGGAAGTCAAGCTTGAGCCTTGCAGTAAAGCGTTGATAGACGTCACATCAACTACTTGGTGCTCGACCTCAAGTTCAGAACACACACGAGCAGCATAGTCAAGCTCTTTGCTGTGGCGTTGACCGTAGTTAAACGATATTGCAGCGACTTCAAGCCCTTCGTTGATTGCGCTGTGCAGCAATGTGAACGAGTCCATGCCGCCCGAGTAAATTATAACAGCCTTCTTCATAGCCCTTCTCCTTCATCGTAGAAGCTAGGCGATGCGTCTGCCCAGCTATTTGGGGTCTCATATAAGCGCACGCTCTCAAGTTGTAATTCCGTTCCAAACGCTATTTGGTAGTGAACATTCAGCATGTCAGCGGCCCATTGTGCTAAGTTTTCAGCAGTGGGGATGAAGTCTACCACAACTGTTTTGTGATCAACGCCCATGCAGCACAGCGCATCGCGGCAGTCGTCATCGCCGGCGTAAACAACGAAGGCATGGTCCAAGGGTTCAGCAAACTTTTCCTCCGCTATTCGTTTCACGTCTCCAAAGTCAATAACCATTCCGTCGTCGCTTTCGTTGCGGATGGGCTTGACAGGGCCCTTCAGTGTCACTTCTAAGACATATCTGTGCCCGTGCATGTTGCGGCATTTGCTCTTGTGCGAAGGCACGCGATGCCCAGCATCAAACTCAACTCTTTTTGTGATTTTCATTCAACTCTCCTTATTCTACTTCCATATATTTGTGCAGCTGAAGTCCTGCTCTATACCCATGCGTCAATGCAGCTTTCACCATTGCTTGAATATTCGCTTGGTTGATTGTCGGATGCTTCTCGTCGCAGGGCATGACATAAATGCGGTGCGCGTGTTTTGGGACAAAAGGCTTTCCTTTGGCACCGGTAGGGCAGCTCTTGGGCAACAGTGTTTCGGGGTCTTGCTCGCCTGCTTGGATAACATACTTCCAGTGGTTGCAGTGTCGCTCAATCTCGTGATGGACTTTCGGTGTTTTTGGGCAACAAACGATCGTCAGGTTGTCATGCTCAACTGGCAACATGGGCGGCCAAAGCGTGCCAGCTGTTTCAATTTGAACACGATAACCGCGTGCCAAGAGTAGTATGCACAGCGGCGTGATATTCTGGCGCAAAGGCTCTCCACCCGTGATCACAATTAAGCCCTTCGGTGCTGTTGACAGCTCTGCTTCAGCAAGAATTTGTCCTGTTGGTGTCAACGTGCGCTTTTCAAACTCGGTATCACACCAGCTGCATGCAAGGTTACACCCTGCAAGACGAATGAAGAACGCTCGCTCTCCTGCAAACGGGCCTTCCCCTTGTATTGTGTGGAACATGGAATTGACTTCTAAGTCCCTGCCATCGCGTGATGTGATAGACTTTTCTTTTTTGTTTTTACCGAACATAGAATAGATCTCCTACTTTGTAGATGTCCATTGGACCTTCTTTCCCTGCATATTTTGCGTTCTTCAAATCGCTCAAGTGCGTGCGAACCGTAGCGGGTGTTGAGTCGCTTGCAGTAGCAAGGTCCTCAACTGTGATCCCAAGGTCCTTGGACAGCATGCGGCGAACAGTTGCTTTGACGCTGAATTTCTTTGCTTGAGTTGTAGCTGTTTGCTTCTTTTGTGCTGATTTCGGTTTGCTTTCAAGCAACTTCATGATCCGAGTTGCGCCGGCACCCTTGCTCTTAAACTTGTTCACCGCTTGAGTGTCCTTGCTCTTTAGCACATTGAACAGTTCAACAAGCTCGCCCATCGTGTGGAGTGCAAGTTGTGAAGAACTGCTGATGATGCTTGTGAAACCGCTGTCAGGGTTTGCAATGCTCGCTTCAGCTCCACTTGTATGCGCTGAAAGTGCTCTCGTGTGTTTAGGGTTGAAATCGATGACGTGATACATAGTTGTTCTCCATATTTTGATACCAAGCGTTGGCTGCTTGTGATGTGTATTATAGCGAGCCAAACTATAAATGCAACTCTTTTATTCATTGAAGCATTGCTCGCTGACTGCATCAAGCAAGAAAAGCCGCTGCTTCGCTCGACTTCTTGCAACATATTGGCAACGACGCTCGTCGTTCGGATTGCGCTCGTACTCGTCAAACGTGCGCCAAGCCATATCGGGTAGGACCGCAACATTGTCGCACTCGCCGCCCTTCACGCCATGGATTGTCGATACTGTAACACGCGGGCAGGAAATGCTTTCGCCGCGCTTCAAACACCTACGGATGAAACTTGCATCCTTCTCGCCTATGCGTGACAGCACATCAAACCATGGCGCGTCGTGTGCAAGGAGTCCAAAGTGTTCGCGCAACTGCGACAAGTTAATGGAAGCGAAATCTGCTTCAACGAGCTTGCTCTTGTGCCCACGCTCAAACCCTTTGCCTACAACAAGTTGGTCGTACACTGCAAGAGCTCCATCCATGCTCACGCTTCTGCCTTTCAGCAAACCTTGCCACGCGATGATTGCGGTGTAGTGCTTAGAGCTGATTGAGTGCTGTTTGCCGTTGATAAAGGGTATGCCCGCTTGCTTCAACTCGCTGATGTACTCCTTGAGCAAGTATCGGTTTCTTGCAAGCAGTAGCCAGTTCCCTTCGCTGAGTGGAAGTTGTTCAGCACTTGTTGCATATTTCACAGAACCCTGTTCATCGCGAGGGTTCCAAACCTTGTCCACACGCCCTTCTATGCGCTGTGCAAGGTCATTGCAGTTTTGCCAAACTTCTCTTGGCAATCTGTACGACTGGTTGAGGATGCGCTTGTTCTTGCATTTCATAAGCGGCTCTGGTGTTCCTCCACTGAAGGAGTAGATTGCTTGATCGTCGTCCCCTGCCACTACGCTGTACACTGCGTTCGAGGCAAGTTTTCTTGCTACTGACCATTGAAGTGCAGACATGTCTTGTGCTTCATCTATAATCAACAAATCGAGTGATGGTCCTTCGTCAAACTTCTCGAGCATATCAGCAAAGTCGACATAATCATTCTTCTTCTTCCACTGTGCGTAACCACGCACGAACCTGTCCAAAGGCTCCGCGGGTAGGTCAAACCCAAACTTGTCAACAATCGCATGGTGAGGCAACAGCATTGCACGCGCAAGTTCATCAACTGCTTTGCACTTATCGCCTATCGTGTCGCCCATGTGAATGCCATCTGGGTTGTCTGTGTATTGGTCAGTGAAGTCCAACCCTACCCAGTCCCCGAACGCTCGGAGCTTCTTGCTGTCGACCACTTGTGAAGTCGATATGCCCATGCGCCTATACGCCATGCTGTGGATGGTGCTGAAGTATGGAAGCTCTGTTATGTCAAAGTTGAAGCGCGAGCAAGCTCTGTCACGACCTTCGTTTGCTGCTTTCTTTGTGAAGGAAAAGAACCCAATACGATCAGGATCAGCTCCTTTTTGCAGCTCTTCATCCACCATGTTCAAACATGTGGTGGTTTTCCCTGTGCCGGGCGGTCCAAATAGTGCTAGATCAAAACGGGACATCATTGTCATCCTTTGGAAGGTCTATTGCGTCGACAAGCGTGCCGCTATCGTCAAAGTCGCGGTGAACGGACCAGTACGAAACGCATTTCCCCTTGATATTGAATTTGCCATACTTTGCATCACATTTGCTTCTCATTGCTGCGTGTATTTCTTGAGACTTCAGTAGGTTGAACCTGCGCGAGTTAAGGTACGCCATAAAACTTGCGCCGCGGAAGTAGACAATGCCTGTCTCGTCATCGTACCACCTGCCGTTGATAAGCAAATCTTCCCTCGCGCTTGTTCCGCCGTGGTCGCCTTTGTCAATGAAGCTGCGAAGGTGGTCCAACAGTATGCCCACAGGTCCTACGTCATCGGGTGCTGGGATCACAACGTAGTTCTCTTCTGAAGTGAGCCACTGCAATATCTCTTCCCATTCCTTGGCGGACATTCGGCGCGGCAGTCTGTCAAGTACCTCAAGGCACCGCTTTCTGAGCAAGCCATAATTCGTGAGCATATCAGTTGACATCGTTATACGCTGCCCGTCAATCTGAAGGATCCATTGAGGCGGGTCGCTGTCAAGCTTTGTCAGGCCGGTGATTTCGGGCTCATACCCGCTGCTTCCTCCACCTACACCGAACTCACACTTTCGGCAAGCACTCTTATCGCAAACTCGTGCAAGCGTTGGATCGTTGCACTGGTAGAAATAGTCCTTTCGACCAAGCGACTTTACAAGTGCGGCGACTTCACCCTTGTTCAAACGAGGTGTCAGAAACTTGTGGTTCATATCATCCAAGTGCTCTTCCCAGTCATGCTCCCATCGCTGTCGAACGTAGACGCCTACATTGAAAAGAACCGTGTTTCGAGTGCCTTCTCCGATGCCTTGTGATAGGATTGCTTGTAAGCAAGGCGGAGCTCCTTCAAGCGTTTCGCTAAAAGGAGCATCATAACTCTCAAGATCATCCTCGAGAATTTGAACAGACCTCGCGACATCAACGAACTGCGTCAGAGTCAAGTCTTCGCCTGTAACAGGGTGGAAAGCGTAGCGCATAGTTTCATCAGCGTCGAAATAAGGCATGTTGATCCAGTTGCCTGTATCTTCCTTTCCTGCCAGTTTCGATTGTTTAGGAAACACCTCACACCCGCCGTGACCAAGCCAAGCTGCCCATGCGATGAGTGCTTTTCGTACCGCGGCAGCACACGCAGGCTCCTTGAAAAAGCAGCACAAGTGAGCACCTCCCGACTTTGATCTGCATACAACAAGCGGCAACTTCACTTCTGCAATTCTTTTGATGATCTTCTTATGGTCTAGTGGATAAGTATCTATGTCAAGTACAGCAAAATGGCACGTTCCTTCATCAGTGATCGGCACAATGCCCAAACCCTGCACACCTTTCAAGTGCTTATCCCATAAGCTGTCAACGACGTTGCCATGAACTGTAACCGCTTTCCCTCCCTGCTTGCCGCTGTCAGACGGCTTTACTGTGAATCGACCGTAAGCTCTGTCGAGCCCTTTGAATAAGTTCTGCATTCATTTCCTCCAATAAGGATTGGCCGTCTTTAAGGCGCGGCCGCTCCTGCGAGTCCTAGAAAGGATCTTCGCTCGTCGCCTCTTCGGTTGTTCCTGCGTCAGTGCTGCTCGCAGGTGCATCAGCGTCATATGCTGCTTTCGCTTCGCCTGCGCTGACTTGCTTGTAGAACGCCTCAGCTGCATCGACTGATTTGATATCAGTAACAAACCCAGCGGCTTCGACTGCCCATGTCATCCAAGTGTTCTTGTCGTTCGACTGTGCGACTGATTTCAAGCGGTACTGCATTGCGAACATGTCGCCGGGTGCAGCATTGATCATGCTCATCCACTTGCGTGAGACCTTCACTTGTGTTGACGCCATGCTGATAAGAACAGGTTGGACAGAGCCGTTTGGCAATACGAGCAAGCAATAATGGTTCCGCGTGTCAGTCAACTCGTTGCCGTTTGGCAGCATGTCTTTGAAAGTTGCTTCGTCGCGACGTGTTGTGCCTACGATTGGATCGCTTGGCGCATATTCGCCGTTGAATCCGCCGCCCGCTTCAATGGGTGTCCACTCAACAAAGCGACGCTGATAGAAGCAAGGGATCACAACAACGCCTTCTTCGCCGTCGTAAACTTCATCACTGACATTGTTGTAGATCATGCCTTCTTCTGCGCCTTTAATGTATGCACCGTCCGACTTCTTGCATTGTGGCGAACCGCTTTGCAATACACGGAGGAAAGGCGTTGCGAAAGAGTCCTTGTCGGCTTCTTCCATTCCTCTGCCCTGTGCAGCGTTGATGCGGTCTTGTATTTCCTGTGGCAGTTGCGAGATATCGTCAACTGGCTTCACTGATGTTGCTTTTGTCATTTCTGACTCCTTTTGTTTTACTTGATTTTAGCCTGAGTGGCTCTGAATACACCGAACAAGTCATCCGGTATTGGGTTGCCTGCTTTTGTCTGTTCTTTAACAAAAGCGTTCAGCGTTTGGTGGTGAACTGTTTCCTTGCGGTCGTAGTCCATGCCTGCGTTCTGGAAGTATGCTTCTGCTTGCTGTGCAGATACGTCGTCGCCCGTGTTGAGCTTGACGCTGATTTCGTTTTTGATTAAATCGCCAAAACCGTTTTCGCGCAACCAGTTGAACGCATCCATGCGAAACTTCACTGGAATACGTGCAGCAATAACTTCAGAGACTGAAATAACTGTGCCGCCTTCAAGTGTCATTCCCGACATGCCGCTGTCGAGCATTGCATCAGGGATGTCTACGTTCAACAAGCGTGAAAGCTTATCCTTCGCTCTTTTCGTTTCGTCATCCAGTTGCTTGATGCGTTGCTGTACGCTCACCGCCTCTTGGCATAGTTGTGCGCAAACGCGCATCTCTGCGTCTGCTGGTACGTCTGCGCCTGGAGCGAAGTCCATTTCTAATTGTTCACTCATGTTTCCTCCTTTCGTTAAAAGGAAGCGCCCTTTTAGGACGCTCCTTGTTTTGCTAAATTGTTTTCCATCCATGTTGTGCAAAGCTCGTCATTTGATGTGCAAACTCTGCGTCGAGACGGATGATCGGTGAGAAGCGTCCGCCTTCCGTGACGACAATAATGTAGTCAAAGTGAGTGTCGTCGTGTATTTTCGATAGAGCTTTGCGGAGATTTGCTTTTGTTTTGTATGTCTTGCAATACTTAGGGTTGACAGTGATTTCGCGGTGCATAATAAGTTCCTTTCAGTTTTTATTTTCTAGGCAACTGCTTGCCTATGCGGTGTATTATAGCGCGTTGAACTATAATAGCAAGGCTTGATTCACAACCACGTCTTCAACTCGTCACCTGTCAGCTCGCTTGCAAGGTTCAACTTGTTTCTTAGTGCTGATGTGATCTTCTCGTCCACTGTATCGCGTGCAACGATGTCGACATACACAACAACATTCCGTTGCCCGATGCGGTGCGCTCTATCCTCGCTCTGTAATCGTGACTCCAGGCTGAAGTCGTTGCTGTAATAAATAACGGTGTTCGCAGCGGTGAGAGTCAGCCCTATGCCTGCGCTGTGCGGGTTACCTACAAAGAACCGCGCTTCCTTACTTTGGAAGCGTTGGATAGCGTCGTATCTGTCGTCCTTCTCTACTCCACCGTGATATTCAACGACGCTGTTCGGGCCGTACTCTTCTTTTAGAGCTTCGGTGATTGCTGCAAGTTCTGCGCGAAACCGAGCCCATACAATAACCGAGCCCTGAATGTCTTGCAGATAGTCCAGCAATGCTTTGACGCGCTTGTTGTCTTCAACTGGATACACTTCGCCATCGTCTGTGCCGACAAAGCCGCCAATGATTTGCTGCAATCGAAGAAGCTTCGTCAATGCAAGTTGTGCGGTAATTGTGTCTCCGTTCTCTAGCTCTATGCGAAGTTTGTTCGATAGCAGGTTGTACGCTTGCTTCTGCTTAGGGCCTAGGTCAACGGGTAGCTTTTGATAAACCTTCTCCGGCAAGTCCAAGCAATCTGCTTTCAGCACACGATACGACCACTCCTTCATTGCTTCTTTTAACGCATCCATGTTTCTGTAGCCGACAACAGTTGTGAACTCTTTATTCGTTTTTCGATTATATTCTTTCTTCGTGACCGCGTACTTGCTGCGGAACGCATAGAATGACTTCTGCCAGTTGGGTACGCCGAGGAACATTGCTTGCGCCCAGATGTCCAAAGGCGATTGGGCTACGGGTGTCCCTGTGAGGATGCGTCTGCCTGCTGCGAGCGGTGCGAGTTTCAGCAGTACCTTCGTCCGCTTTGCGCCGGGTGTTTTGATGCGTGTGCTCTCGTCCAGTACAATTAAGCACCGGCGAGTAGAAAGAATGGCGTGTAACGCGTTTTGACCGTTCTTTGTGGGTGTTGCTTCGTAATTGAAAAGAAATGCTGCGAGCGTTTGATTCTCCTGCATATCTAGCAGCTTCTGCCAGTTGTCCTGTGCGTGCTTTCCCATTCCTGACGCATAAGCTAGGGCAGCGTGTGGAACAGAGCAGTGAATAGCGAGTTCGTCTATCCAGTTTCTGTGGACTCCATTTGGAGCGATAACAACAAGGGTGTCTATCGAGCCTTTGAGCAATAATCGAGCAGCGTCGTCGATAATTACTTTTGTCTTGCCTGTTCCTTGTTCCATAAACAAGGCGAAGTTTCTTTGTCCTTTCATTAAGTCGAGAGCAGTCAGTTGGTGCTCGTAGGGCTTTGTCTTCATGTTGCAGTTCCTCTCAGCGTTAGTTTTAGCAAGCTGCTGGGGCTTGCAGGGGCGTACTATAGCGAGCTTCACTATATAAGCAAGTGTGTTTCACAGTGTAGAACATATTTGACAATATGCTTGCAGGTTTCAAACAGTGTTTCAACCATGCAAGTTTACAAGTTTTGCTTGAAATATACGCTTGAACGTATATTTAGGCTCGAGCGTACACTTTGCAAGTTGTTAATGTATAAGGTAAATATACGCAATATACGTGATATACGCTAGTTCCTTGTTTTTTTTCAAGAAAAAATAAAAGTTTTCTACTATACATATACGTATATTTCCTTGCTCACTGCTCTGTGTAAACCTGCTCCATGTAATCGCCAATCACTTGCAAGTCAGTGATCATTGCTTCGATGCTGGCTCTGCTGATACGGAAAAAGGTACCATCACTGGACGGTCGGGTTTGGAGCAGTGTTGCTCTATCGTCAAACTTGCTGCCTTGGATACGTTCAAGGGCGTCGAGCAGCTTGCTAGTAACAACAGCACCACCAGCAGCATCAGCGTCCATGCCATCGAGTAATACACGAAGCTCTCTTTGACGCTTTGAGGCAAGCAATTGAGCTGCTCGTCTTTGCTTCTGTTCTTTCTGTACTTGTTCATCCAGTGTGGCGTATTCATTTACAACCTCCTCAATCACTTTGTTTGATTCTTCAGTCTCCATGTTTGCTTGTTGCAGCGCAACTTGAGCAACCGCGACATCCTCTTTTGCTTGTTGATAATCAAACCAAAAGTATGCAGCAACACTGAAACCCACTGAATAAAGCAGTATTCGCCCGATATTACCCTGTATAAGACCTAAAAGGACTGTGAGCATACCTTAACCCCCTGCAACGCGAGACTGCCGCTTCCGTAGCTTTTCGCGCTCGTCGATTGCTTCCTGCATTTCTTGTTCAATCATTTGTACTGTTTCAGCTTCTTTTGCACGTCGCATTTCGCGCTTATAGCTGCGAATCTCCTTTGACGTGCTGTCAATCTGCATTTGAATCACTTCGATGTTCGTTTCACGAAGATCGTCTGCAAGTGCAAACGTCGTGAACGTCCACGTCACCGCACCCACGAGAAATCCAATGACTGTGAATGCGCCAATGACTGTGGACAAGTATCCTTTAGTCGACTCCATGCTTCACCGCCTTTGTTTCCATCCAGTATTTCCCAATTCCAACAAGTGCAAGCACAACAGCAGAAGCGAAAGCTCCTTGGGCGTTGTTAGGTGCGTCGAGACCCATGAACCAGTGCGTGATTTCAACTGCCAGCTTGCACGAAAAGATCACGAACAAGATAGAAAGCACTCGCCATTCGCGGAATGCTTTAAGCACGCCGCGTCACTTTCTTAAGAGCAGCCCAACCCCATAGCAGTGACGGGCTCCAGATGTCCTTCAATAGCACTTTCTCGCCCTCACGCGATGCTGTAGCGAGTAGGATGAGCGCACTTATAGAGGCGACGAACATGTAGAATGCGGCTGCAAGCAAAAGAAGTGAACTAAGCATCGACGATCTCCAGAGTGAAGGGCTCTTTGTCCGGAGTGATCTTCATGAACTCTGTGAAGCCTGCTCTACTCGAAAGAACTGCTCGCTCGCTAGATAGGATGCCGAACTGCTCGCCCACCAGTATGCAACCAAGCGAATCGTGCTCGGGTATGTTGCCTTTGTGAAAAAGGATGTTGCTGCGGTTGGGCACGCCAAGGATCTTCACGACATGTCCATGCTTCGGTGAAATGTGCTTGATGCACTCATATTCGCCGACAGGGATGCAGGATACGTTCGATGCGTTGTCAACCCAAGCTCGTTCCCCTGTTACAGCGAAAGGCTCGTTGTTGCTATCTAGCAAGACGCCGAACGTCGCTTCTCCTACGTGTGAGATCCTTTTAAGCGTGATTTTCATGGTTTGTTCCCTCTGCTCAGTCTGTCAATTATAGCTTGCTTCTGCTCCAACTCATGCTCCATCTCCCACTGTAAGTGAGTATTGATAGCAGCCGTGTTCTGCGCGCCTTGTTCTGAAACAGTTTTGAGCCGCTCAGTAACCTCATGGGAAAAGGACTGCGTGAACACGTCAAACTTGTCCATCCTGCTTTGCGATGCGTACCATGTGCTTGCGGCTGACACGAGAATCATTCCGACGAGCACTACTTCACGCAACGAAAAGCCTCGGCCGCCTGCTAGAGCTTTGTGAATTATTTGAGATAAGTCTTCTTCGTTCATGTTGATGTCTTTCATAGCGACGTCCTAATTCCAAGGTATTTTGAGACAGTAAGCGTCTCGGGGTTTGACAAAATTGTAGCGACGTCCAATGCTGTGACTTCAACACTGAATGGCAGCGAGATGATTTCAGTATCAAAAGGAACCACAACCTGTGCAACATACTCGCCGATAGGTAGATTAAGCTTCGACACGTAAATTCCAGGCGCGATTTCAGTCCACGCCGCAAGAGCGTGAGCTGTGCCTGAAAGGACATCAATGTATGTACCGGACATCCCTGCCGCCTGACCTGTTTCTTGCGAGATGATTTTGATGTGGAAGTCAACATTAGGGCTTGGCATAAGTAACCGCCTCAAGCTGTGCCGTTGTCATTGTGGGCAGGGCTGCAAGCTGCGACTCAAGGGCTGCAAACAACGACACTTTGTACTTGGCGCCGTCCTTCATGACGTCAGCAATTTGCTTGTCGTCGTGTAATTCGATTTTCTGCTGTGGAGGAGTTGTGTATAAGTCTACACAAGGAAAAGGAAACGTGAAGTCGCTGTCTATTTGTGATGTGACAAGAGCGCCGATAAGGTCTACTTGATTTTCCATCTTCGCGCTGTACCAGTGTGGTTCCCCTAGGGCGCTTGATGAAAATCCTTGGCTGGAGACATTCTCATAACCCGCGATAAGGCGTACATACGCATCTCCTAGCGCAATCTCAAACTCGACAGCGGGTCTCAATGCGTCTAAGTCGGCTTTTGAAATAGGCGGGTCAATCCACTCAATGCGGTCGTATGTTGCGCCACTGCCTGACCATTTGACAAGAGGGTGCCTGCGCTCAAGGATTTCAGAATAATCAGCTGACACGCACAACCTCCGCAGACAGGAAGACTTCCTCGTCACCGTCTTTCAGTGACTTCTCGTACTTGTCTTTCGTTGCCCAATGTTGCAGGCGAAGCGCGTCTGTTGCAACAACAGAAAACTCACCGTTGAGCTGCATCATAGAATCCGACTCCATGCCCACGAGTAAAGTCACTCCGGTCACGTCATTGATCAGTCGAACTCTGCCGAATCCTGAAATAGCTGCTTTCAGCGAATAAGAGCCGCCTTCAAGCGTGAATGTGTCGCCTGTCACTGTCGCCATAAATGTTGGGTCCACGACTTGCAAGATTGCTCTGTCGTTCCACTTGTCTTCCTTTAATTTACTGCCCGAACTACGCGAAGGTCGCTTGTCATACAGCCATAGCCTGCGGATACCTGCATGTGTATGGTTTACAGGTGCAGCGCCTATGCTGGCGGGTGTCAGTCCGTGCGGGTTTGGTACTAAACTGGAAACATGGTCATCTATACTTTGACGCCACGCTGTTGTGAATGCTTCTTGGATTGCGTCAAGTGTCACAAGGTTGGCATGTGCGTGAGCAGTATTGCCAACGTCGATTAAAGCAGTTATCCGGCCCGCGGCACTTGTAACTTGCTTCCACTCGATTGTTGTCTTCACCCATAGCTCACCGTTTGCTCTGAAATAAAGAGACGGCACCGGTGCAGTGCCGTCATCTTCAATAGCAGGCGAAGCATTACCAAAAAAGATGCCCGCGGAGCCGCCTGCTAGAGCGATTCCGCTTCTCCGAGTTTGGAAAGCATCCTTTAAGGTAAGCATCGACTTTAGATACCAGAACGACGAACGCGAGCGTTGACAGATGATGGAGCAGTTAAGATCAACTGAACGATCTGCGAAGCACCTGCACCAGACAACTGCACTTGGAAGTTGGCATTGATATCGGTGCCCAAGTCAAGTTCAGCATAATCTGTTTCATCAACCTGAGTTGCATCAGCTGTTGACGTGCCATTGTGCATAGCGGAAAGCTTAACACCAACACAGTTTGAAGCGTTTGCACTATCTTCCATCAAGATTGACCATTCAACAAACTTCAACGAATCAGCTAAGAAGCTGTCAATAACAACAGTGGTGAAACCTGCTGCAACACTGTCCTTCGCGATTGAAGAGACTTGTGCATCAAGTTTGCCCAATGCTGTTGTTGACGAATCATTTGTAGCAATGATGTTGGTGCTTGAATAAGCCTGGTTGCCAATCTTGTTGTCGATTGCTGTGCCAGCCACTCCACGGTCAATAATCTCTTGCGCGATGTTTGCATTATTCAAAGCAATTTGTGCGTCAAGAAGTTGATCAGCATTGTCCAAGCTTGTAGCACCAGCAATGAAGTTTGATCCGCCTGTTGGCGTATAAGCACCATTGATGCCAAGACCCGCGCCGGCTTCAATAGCATCTACTTCAGTTTGAAGATTACCATCTGCAAGCGTGCGGTTGTTCGCTTCGGTAATTAAATCAGCAGCAACTTGAGCAATCGCTGAATCAAGAATGACATCAGCGTTTTTCAGCGATGTTGCAGGAGTAAGATGAGTCGTGCCCGTTGGTGCAGTGTAAGCACCGCCAGCATCAAGACCCGCACCTGCTTCAATGCTGTCAATTTCGCTCTGTTGAGTTGTGTTGATGCTCTCAACCGACGCAATGCGTGCGCTATCAGTGCCTGCTTTCGAATCCAGCTTACCAATCGCAACTTCAAGGTCATCGTTATTGGCGACGACGTTGTTGCTTGTGTACGTTGGAAGAGCTGAACCCGCTGCCGCTTTACCGATAAACGCACGAACAAACTGATCTTCAGCGTTGGTTTGAGCATCAACGAACTGCCAGATGCCAGCTGCTCGGAACTGCCAAGCCTGCCCTGCATAAGTACCTTGGACAACACGAGCGACATCGCCCGCTGTTGCTGTGTTTGCATCTTCAACAAGTGACCAAGCACCTGTAGATCCGCCAACAATGTAGATGTTCGCAAGAGCTGTCAGCCCTGTTAGAAGCACACGTGAACCCGCTGCAACAGTAATGCCGTCAAGCGAGTCGCCTACGTTCATTGCAGCAATGACAGCCGCGGTAGTTGTATTTGTGTTGTCGAGCACTAGCGCAGGTTCGCGCCATGCGCCGCCGGCTAATTGTGCAAGCTCGCTAGAACGAACAAGCGTTTCCCAGTTTGCGGTTCCTGCACCAGCTACTCGTTTGACGTACTTGTCGCCCGTAGTGTTGTTGGTGTATTCGGAGCCAACAGGTGCTCCATCTTGGATACCTGCATCTCCACCAGGAATGCCTACTCCTGAAATGATTACACGTGAGCCGTCGTCAAACCCGCCACGTGCCTTAAAAGGTTGTTTTGCCATTTTCTTCTCCTATATCGAAATCTGCGTTGGACGCAGAAGATTGTATATTTTCACGGTGATGCTTGATGCGTCGTTGTTTGTAACGACTAGCCCGGCAGGTGTGACATCAAAATCAACTGTGATGTCCTGCCCTGTCATAGCATATTCTTGGAATGAGCCGCCTACTACCATGATGTCAACAGCTTGCTCTCTGCCATCTGCTGTTATAAAGCGGATGACGCGCCGAGCAAACGAAGGCAAAGGTAGCACAGCACTTGACCCAGCATTGATGATCACTTGTGCATCTCTCGAAGATAATCTTGGAATGAGCCTACAAATTCAAGCCCGCCCACGCGGAATAAGACGTCGCCCGATGTTGTTCTTTTGAGCAGGGCAGATTCAATTCCCTTCGCAGCATCAATCCCTTCAACGACATATTCGAAGCAATACGCTCTTTTCGCGTTGCCCTTCTTAAATAACCAGCCAAGGACGCCCACATAATCATACCGCTCGCCCATTCGATGCTCGACATATTCAACAGCTTTTGAAGTGTCTGCCTCAACTGAGTACACTTCAACGCGCCTGTTCAAAAAGTGGTCGGGATTCAACGCGCCGACATTGCCGCGCGAGCCGTCAGCGTCAAAGAAAAAGTTGTTTACTTCAAGAGCTGCATGCGAATGGCGTGTTCGCGTCACTGCACATATCAACATTGAAAAGAATGATCTCCATTCAGTCTGAAAAAGAATGACTTTCATGCGTAGGCCTCCGATAAGTGGTTTGCCCACGAAAACGCAAAACGGTCAAGACCGCCTGCGGATTCAATTGTAGGTGACTGTGGAACTGAGTTGTCGATGCGTCGAATCCGCCACGCTGCTGCTGTGTCAGCAATGCCTTTTGAAAGCGCCACGCCGACATACACGAAAACGCCTACAGTGTCAAAACGTGCTTCCTTAATCTCACCGCTTAGGTTGCCTAGAGCGATAGCGAGTTCAGGCTGCTCAATCAAAAGAACTTCTTTGCTTGCAACTGTGTCAACTTGTGCTTGCGTAGCCTGTACAATCTGTTCATCGCTTGTTGAAGTGATGTCGACAGCCTGTGGGTCAGGTGTGATAACCAAGCCGCCTGCTTCAATCACTTGAATAGGATTGTCCGTCTGCACAATTTCAGGCGGCTGTGTGTCAAGTATGATGCTAGACATGCGATACGCCTGCTGACAGTTTAGCAGTGCCTTGGAAGAACCTAACTGTTTTCGCTGGGGATCCGAAAGTTACAGTGAGGTCGTGCTTCTCTTTAGTAAAGTTAAGGGCGGCGGTGTCTGCTGCTGATAGCAATAAGTCAATCGAACCGTTGCCGAGGATGATCCGGCCGTTTGCTGTCGAAAGTTCTACGACTACGACGTCCGAGGCGTCACGAATTTGCATCAAAGCGGATCCAGCTGTTAAGTCAATCGGTGCGCCAGTGACCTTGTCCTTGACGGAAAAGTTACGAGAGAAGGTAGCAAATTGTTCAATGATGAAATCGTACTGTGCTGACATGCCTAACTCCGTGCCTTCCTGATCTGCATGTTATATGCCGACGGTTCTTTTTGCAACTCTCTGCCTATAGAATCCGCCCTTGCAAGAGTTCTGATACCATCAAGGAGCTGGGTTTGGTAGTGTTGGGTTTGCTAGAGGAGCACGCCCAAGTAGGCGCCAAATATCAGCAGGATCAACGGTGGTAGGGTAGCGTGAGACGTTTGTAGCTGTTACACCGCCACCAGCAACAAGAAACCACTTATAAAAAGGCGGCACACCACTGGAACCTGCGGGATATGCTTTGGTGAACATAACACCACTCGGGACTTCTGTGGTTACATAAGTCCCACTACCACTCGGTTCGTGAAGCCACACAGTAGGGCGGCGTTGACCAACATTACCGCCTTCCCTGTTTTGGGCGATTATGTTGGCGGGGGAAGTAAAGCCACCACTAAGCACAGCTTTTTCATCTGACTGAAAGAAATATGTAAGCAAAGGGTCAAAGCCTTCCCAAGTTGTTGGCTCATTCGCAGATAGGTACGGCGTGCCTTTAGTCAGAGAAATAAATAGCAAGTCGATGGCGGCTATACCAGCAGCACTGGTCAACCAGTCAGTATAGGCAGGTTCTGTTTTGACCGACCCTGTCACACCCAAAAGATGCGCGACACCGTTGGCATCATAGCCAGCCGCCGCCTGCCTTTGTTCCACTAGCGCATCAGCTGTGATTGAAATGAAGCTAGATGTTATTCCATCAGTCACTTGATACTGCCAAGACCCAAGCCCATCAGATAGCAAACCCCAAGGGTCAACCGTTGACAAAGGTGGTAAGACACCACCAAACCCGTCGTCCCAAGCAGAGAGCGATAACCGCCTCACGATACGCTTGTATTCAGTTGGACCTGTTTGCACCCATTCCATGATAGGTGTGAACTCATTCCACCCTGTGCCGTTTGGGTACCCAGAAGCGCCAGGGTCAACAAACGCTTGCAATGGATAATCCTTATCACCTATAGAAACCCCGCTCCCAACCGTGATGACGGGTGCAGTACCAGCCGCACCAAGAGCAACATCTAAAGTCCCGCCTCCATAAACAGCAAGCCCTGTCGGTGTCACAAAAACTGTCCAAGAAGTACCTGCGCTGTCTGCGGGTTTAGGCCAAGGGAAGGATGTTGCTGTCACCGCTCCCGTCGAATGAAAGTGTGTGGCGATTACATCGCTAGAACTTATCCGATATGAAATACTTCGCACAGAATCGTAGATGCCGATATTGTTGACACCTGCTTCTGAACTAGCTACAACATCGCTGAGGGCAGCATATATCAAACCGCTACCACCGCGGTGGTCTAGAGGGATGCCACCCGCTGACAGCCCTATGACTTTCGCATCACTAAGGTTTTGGGCAAAGTACAGCAGCACAGCCGTGTCACCCACGCTGGCGGTTCCTCCATTGTCCATGTACCACACAGGGATCCCCATTGTTTGCAGCATGTCAGCTGTGTTCGCGTCGGTGCGATTGATGTTTATTACATGCCCCTCTGGTGTCTGTGTGCTATATGCCGCATCCAGCGTCACATCAACCTCGGTGATACCCGACGCTGTAGCATTCGCGGGATACACGACATCAACAACGCCCAGCCTATACAACGGTTGAAAACGCTGCCACCCTATGAACAACGCATAGTTAAGCGCCCAATTTGAGGGGGACACATTTGAGGACACGGGTTCCATAGAACCGTCTCGTGCATGATCATACACACTACCACCAATGTCAATGATGTGCGTATTGTTCGGGTGGATGGTGTAGCTCTTCTTGTCCACAGTTCTATTGTTGATTTCAAGTAAGCCAACACGGGTACCCACAACGAGGGTGTCATCATAATCAGCACAATAAATGTCAACAACTATATTGACATCGGGTTTTACTGATACCAAAAATTGTTGCATGCTGAGGGCATCCGCTTTCGCTGCCACCCCGCCGCTGTTGGCTCGCCTAGCCTTGACGTACGCGATATTGGCAGCGGCGACAGTGTCCGATGCTGCTTGATAATCACCACTTGTAATGATGGCGGAGTTTAATTGATTACGGGCGTTATTGAGGTTCACGAGGGCAGTGTTCAATGCCGCTTGGTGTTCAACGATCTTAGCATCTGCGGAGGCTATACTGGCAACTGTACTGTCCCACCGCTGTTGCCAACCGGTGAGATCATACACAAATTGCACGCTATATTTAGCGCCGCCCAAATTCGCTACTATAATCCCTTCGCTCATTCGGTAAGCATCATCTCGCGCAGAGTGTCGCCAATAAACCATTGAATAGATCTGACAACAAAAGACCCGGCAGGAAATGTGACAGTGTCGCCAGGTCTGATGTTTGTATTGATGCCCGCTCTGATCTCCTGACCACCAGCCGCACCGCGCCTAAAAGTTACTCCTGTCACCGCTATTGTTTGCGCTGCTCTATCTTTGGGTAATCCGCCCCAAAACTTAAAGTCAGGGTTCCCACTCGAAACGACCGCTGCCGCAGGTGAAAGCATATCGCTATAACCTTGGAGGCTGTAACTGTTTGACAGTGTTCCCTCATCAAGCCTTGATAAAGATACTGGTGCCCGTAGTGTTTCACTAATGACAACCCAACCATTTGTCCACCGCTCCCCTCTCAGGAATACAAGCTCCCCATTAGGGCGTGCCGCGATATCCGGAGCGAAAGTCAACCCATCAGGGACTACTCCGTTGACCCATGCCAGCCCACCCAGCGTCCACCGCAAGTTGATCCCTGTTATTGGGAGGGTGACGTCGGTAGTTGCATCATTCCCGCCCGTCAGGATGAGGATGTACACTTCCCCCGACAATGCGACCCCGGCAGGCATTGCTGGTTTGCTACCATACCCGGGAGTTGATTCGCTACCATTGAACGGCGTAACATTGAAGGAACTTGAATTAAATAGCATTCGGGTAGAACGCCTCATAGAACCAAGCACAGCGTTCTTTAATGTTTGCTGCCACGCCAGGGGTTAATACTTCATCCCAATCGGTTGGCAACTCACCGAGTGTGCTCTGTACATCGTGCTCACCGAAGGGTTCGTGTACAGAATCATTTTCAAAAACTGTTTGCTTTATGTCTTCGAAGTTGTACACGAACCCATCTTCGCACAGGTACGCGTGAATCATCCGCATCACAGCACTCGGGGACTGGGTGAGCTGTTCCGCCTTTACAACCAAAACCTGATCCAACATCCCGCGTTGACGTACTTCAAACAGTTGTTCAAGTGCAATCCCAAGAGGTGATGTGGTTAGATATGATTCAACCCGCGACTGAATTGTCGCCCCTGCTATGTCGCCCGGTTTAGCTATATCAGTCCAAACAGTAGGATTGGTTCGTCTCAATTTTTCCATACTCGCAATGATGCCGCGAAGATCTCGCACCGGTGCTATTACACGGGGCTCACTATAAAGTGAGTTCAACAAGTCGAGTTGACCCATCCACCCTCGCCCCTTATCAAAGCTTATAGGAGTGGCATCACTTTCGAACCAACCATCAATGATGCCGCGAAGAGCGTTCGGCATTCGTACATCAAGTTCAGTCTTCGACAGAGCTTTGAAAGCCGCTTGTGCCCGGGTATGCCGTGCGGCGTTGATCAATGAAATCAGCGGGCTTGTGCCGGTAACACTAAAGCGAGGGTTCTGCGCAAGGATAGCAGCCAAAGCAGTGGAGCATGAGCGAGGCAATCCACCGAGGAAGTGGACAGTCATACGTCAACCGCACCCTTAAACTCAGGCAGCTTCTTGATGTACGCATAAGCGTCTTTCAAGGATGCGCCAACAAACTTGCCAGCGGGCACAGGTACACTGCTGCGGGTATCTGCAACAAAGGCATCACCAGCAAGCGGTGCGCCACCTTGAGCAAGGCGCAGCAGCACAACCTTGTTGATGTTGTCGTGAACAAGTTTGTTTATTTTAACCTGTTGGTCAACACCCGCTGCGTTTTTGTATTTAATTGCCATATCATCACTCCTGAACCACGATGCCCTTAAAGTAGAAGCGAGCATTATAAAGTAAGGTCGCCACACCAGCAATAGTCACCTCGCCCTTCAGATACAAACCTGCGCTAGTTTGTATGCCAATGGCAAGGTCTTGAAACTTGCGCGGCGCACTTAGTGCCGTCATTAGTGCAGCGGTTGTCAGCGGTGTGAACGTGATATTGTCAGTGGATATCGAAGCGAGCACAGTAGGCTGAGTCGTTATAATACCCGTCTGGCTAGTTACTAGAACGCCCACACTCGTCGGTACAAACACAGACCCTACTGGTAGTGTGATGACTTTGCTCCCAGCCACCGTCATAGGTATTGCCTCAGTCATCAGCACTACTTCAGCAGCGGCAAAATCCCTGTGAGGGGAAGCACTTGCAAACGACGCCCGCACAGCGAGCGCCCCTTGAATCATTGTAGAATCAGGCAGTGAATTGGTTGCAGGTGTTGTGCCCACTGCAATACTATTCACCGCATTTGCGACTTGCCTTGCACCTACTGCAAGCGATGAGCTTTGAGGCGATTGTGCGCGTGTCCCAATCGCCAAGGAATCCACCCCACTCGCTCTGGCAAAGCTACCAAAAGATGACGAATTCTGACCAGTCGATCTTGCAGAGTGACCCACAGCCGTCGAACCCTGACCAGTCGCCCGCACAGCGTAACCCACTGCAAGCGAGGAATCGGCAGTTGCTCTACATTGCGAACCCAACGCCACTGCATAGGATGATGATGCGGTACATTGCGTCCCAACAGCTACCGAATAGTATGTGTATGTTGAAACACCTACTTGACAATCGCTACCAACAGCAGCATCATAATCACCGTTCGCTGTAGTGTTTGTGCCCATTGCAGTGGCATTTCTCCCGCCGCAACTCCCGCCGTACCCCATTGCAGCAGCACTTGACGCCGTTGCAAAGCAGTTTTTACCGACGGCAATACTGCTGCTTCCTGTTGCTGTTGAACCAATACCACTTTGAACGCTTCGCTGGTTGCCAACTCCTATGCCCTCCATATCAAGCAACGCTTGAAAAGCACCCGCCGTCAACCGTTGTGAAACGGTTGTGCCAGCCGCCCAGTCCACAGCAGTTGTGCCCTCTTGGGCGCGGGTGAAAGTAAGCACATCAGCAACGTTCGCCGTCACCCTTATAATCTCAAAGGCTGTGCCGTCAGTCAGAGTCACAATGGCGTGCTGGTCTACGGCAGGGGCAGGAAATAAAGCACCGTCACCTGTGGCAAGTGTCAAAGTCGAATCAGCTGCCAATATATTTGCAGCAGTTATGCTTGCCGCGTTGTTTGTGTATAAAGCCTTGCTCATTATGTTTCTCCTGTAACTTCCAAGACTAACGTAAGCGTCCCGTTCGCGATGCTGTAAGCCCCAGGGACGACCAAAAAGGCTCCCGCTGCCGTAACCAACAATAGTGTTTGGTACAGGCGGAGTAGTCTATTCAATGCGTCCGCCACCGCTTTGGGCGGATTCGATAACACCAGAGTCCATGTGCTGTCACCATAAGAATGACCGGCATCGGTGACAACCACCCCGCCATCGAGTGTTGCTCTTTTGCGGATCCTCCTCTTGGTTGAAGAAAAATCACTATTGGTAGATTCTTGGAGCAGTAATGCACCATTTGGATCAAACACAAGTGCCGATAGGCTTATCATACTATGCTCCCTGGCAATCCCTTCAGATATTCGCCCTTATCCGCCGCCGCACGGATGCTGATTCTATCAAGTATCTTCCACATAAACGCTTCCAACTCGGGGGCTAGTCCATCACTCGTCACATCGATGGTCAAGGGTTTAGTGCCCATGTTGGCTATTTCCGTGGCTATTTTGTTTTGTGCATCTGTTGCGTCCTTTTGGGACTTAACATTCTGTTTGTTGTTGGCGTTGGGTGCATTTAACAAACTATCAGGAGATGGTGGTTTCAAATTAGTGAATTTAATATTCCCAAATTTATCAACTGTTCTAGTTATCTCCCCATAAGATTTAGCTAGAGCGGCAGTTTCATCCTGCACGGACCTGGTTGAATTGGCCACGTTGTTCATTGCCGTTGCTTGGGAGTTTATCCGCGTGGCAGCGTCCTTTGATGCTGATGCTGCCGCCCTTGTTTCACTATTCATTGCCGCTGTCTTAACTGTGGTATCGAGGGCGTTTCGTGAGATATCTGCCAATTTTTGAGCGTATAACCCCGCAGGGATATCTGCCGCAGTGGATACCTCAATAGCGTTGCGCATACTGGCAGCGGATGCTTCAATAGCGTTGGCATTATCAATAGCGGCAGTGGTAACGGCATCAAAAGTCGGTGGTTGATTGGCATATGCCGCCGCCGCATCCTTACTGCTGATCAAACCGCCGCTGATGCGATCTAGCCACCCGATTGCATCTTGCATATCCTGCTTCCAAGAGTCGGGGATCACAAATTGTTCGATCATTGTCCCAGCAGCGAAACCAGCAGCAGCGAAAGCACCAACCAGCCCTGCCTTACCCAAACCAGAAACCAGTTTGGATGAACTTGTTGTCATACCTTTCAGCCCTGTGTTGCCGAGACCTAATGCGGTACTAAATGCACTAATTGCGGGAGCAGCAGCGGTGAAAGCTAGTGCCAAACCACCTACCGCGCCGATAAATTCCTGTTGGGAAGCACTCATATCCCCCCATGCTTTGGCTGTGTCAATGATAAATGATGCGAGATCAGCCAGCACACTGAATACCCCTGCTGTTGCTTGAACTACGCCGCCTATTACTTTGATCACCTCATCCATTGCAGCCGCTAGATCTTTCGGCTTGGTGAGATCCAAACCATCGAACACCCCACCGAGGGAAGCCCCAACACTATTTAAGGCATCTAATAAAGGTGAAAAATCTACCATATTGAACGCGGCGGGCAGTGCAGCCGCTACCCCGTCAAGGTTTGTAGCCAAAGCACTCGCCCAAATATTCACTTGGTCGGTTATATCTGACAATGCTCCACTGGATATTGATACGCCCAATGACTGAAAAATAGCTGACACGCCTGATGCGACATCGGTAAATGATGCCAACATTGGCTGTCCAAACCCCGTGAGAGCGGCGGTGGCTGAGTTAACAGCGATTTTGGTTTGATTGTTCAGTGTATTGACCAAGTCTTTGTAAGATTGTTCAACCACACTATTTGAATTCGCTTGGCGGTCAAGCTCCGCGTTATACTTTTTCATATTACCTTGAGCAAGAATGAATGCCGCTGATCCAGCTTCAACCGAACTAAATAATAATTTGGTCTTACCCGCTGTGCCGCCCGCCGCCTTCTTAACCAACTCCATCTTTTCGGCAAGTGTTTTGCTTTGGAATGCTGATGATCCAGCATCTACACCAAGCTGTGATAAAGCTTTACTTAAATTTGCTGTTGGTCTACTTAATTCATTGAATAAGGCTTGCAGTTGCGTGGATGTCCTGCTATTTGAACCCACGACTGACGACACTGTTGAAAACGAGGCAGCATATTCCTTGAGCGAAACACCCGCAGCCTTCGCCGCTGGTGCTGCAAGTGAAAAGCTGCCGTTCATTGTGTCAATCGTTTGAATACCGCCCTGCATCGAGGCGAACAGGGTATCTGAAACCTCGGCTGATTTACTAGCCTCGATACCAAAGCCATTCATCGTTGTTGTCAGTAAGCTGGTTGTTGCTGCAACATCAGTGCCACCAGCCACTGCCAGTCTATCCGCTGTTGCAATGAAATTCATTGTATCACCGAATTTCACCCCAGCAGATTGGGCATCAAAGGAAGCCTTTAACAGTTGCTCCGCTGTGGAGGTGGAATTGGTTGAGTATTTGAGCATCGAAGCACTCAATGTACCTAGTTGCTGGTCTGTGGCATCACTCAATGTGCCGATATTCTTGATGCCGGATTGGAAGTCGCCTGCTAATTTGATCGACAAGCCGCCAATGGCAGCCGCAGCGAGAGCCGCAGCCGCTTCTATCTTCAGGATGGATTTTGTTGCTCCGGCAATCGGGGAGGCGATACCCGCTAACGAAGAGCCAATAGCTTTTGTCTTGCCGCTTACATTGTCAACCGCATTGAAGATGACCTCAACTGTTTTTTGTGCGTCAGCCATCTTTACGCTCCTTTTCCTGCTGGTCGTAATACATGCTCCAAAGTGCCAACTCTGTTTCCGTCAAATATCCCTCGGGGAATATGTCGGGGCGCAATTCAAATAGGCATCTGTGCTTCACATCGGCAAGAGCCAAGCAACATCTTACTTCGTTTTTGTGCCAGAGCCTTTGGGCTTTCCCAAAACAGAACCCGCCCCAGTCAATACCGTGATAGCGTTCGTTAATTGGAAAAATTCAATTGGGTGTTTGTCATTGAGCTTAATAGCCACATCAAGAGAGCACTTCGGCGACACTGATGCGAGTTGCAACATTGTGATTCGGCGAACCACATCCACAGGGACATCATCGCTCAACCCAAGTTGCACCTTCAATTGTTCCATTACTTCTTTGGCATTACCACTAGCAAGGGCATCGACTGCCCCCGCCAGCTGTTTATTACTCTCCGCTGCCTCATTGCAACGGGAGAGTTCATTACCAGTTAAACCACGTACCACCCAAGTAGCGTCTTCGCCTTTCCCAAAATACGCCGCAAGATCAGGCACAGCCACAGTATCTGTTCGATCACTGTAGTGCTGCGCCATGAACTTACTTACATTGAAGCTCTTCATTTAAGCTGGCACTTCCGTTGCTTCAGCATCCGCTGAAATAGTGCAAGCCGCTTGGATGGAAGAACCCGCAGGGAAGGTGCGGTTAATGCCAAGTTTGCCCTGTGTTAACAGGTTGTTCGCCTTGAAGCGGTCAGGGAAGAACTTAAACCACAACACTTCATTTTTCAACACCACAAGAGGATCGGTAACACCGTCATTCAAGAACGCTGTAAAGCTGCCCTGATTTAGAGATGATGACGTTGAGCCAATGGTTGCACCATAAACCTGCGTTGATTGCAAGCTGTGGCTATTCTCTGGCGGAACAAAGTCGCCTGCCAAAGGTACTTCGGCGAAGATTGGTTCTGCATATGAAGCTGAAACACTTTTTGCCAAGCTGCCTACATGGATCAAAGGCAGTGCAGTAAGGAAGCTCACTTGAGCTGTGCCTGGCAATACATCAAACAAAGGAAAATCAAAACGCTCTACGTGAACGCCCACTGTTGCGAAGATCTCAGTTGATGCAATAAGAGCAGCGACGTCCGATGTTGTGCGAACCTGAGCAATCTCAATTGAGCCTACTGGAATCAGCGGAGGGCCGCCTGCTGCGCCGCGTGTTTCGACGATAGCTGCTCCGTTAGTACCTGCCACCACTGCAATAGCGCCAGCGTTATCAACTGTGATGCTGTTCACTTTCGCTGGGTTTGCTAGTGTGCCACGTGTGATAAGCGTGTCCAATGCAGTTGCAACAGTTACCAAAAGACCAGCAAGGTTGCAAGTCAAAGCAGCAGCGTCAACAGCATCATTCGCAGCTGAAACCGCAGCTGAAACCGCGCCGCCTGTTGCTAAACCGTCAGGACGAACAACAGGTTCGAAACCTGTTTTCTTGGAGAACAAAGCTGCCCCTGAATCAAATACTTTATGATCACCGCTGTCTACCAGTGGTGTCATCGCAGTCACTTGCTGACCGCCTTCATAATCTAGCCGAGCACGCTCGGCGGTATTTACTTGTGCCATTTCCTTCTCCTATAGAAGTGTGGTTTTGCCGAGCGCCGTTCGATACCGAATCGTCAGCTCTATAATCGCCCCGCACCACGGAGCCTGCCCTTCACCAATTATTGCTTGCATTGAATCAACATGCAAGCTTTCAACTATGAAACCAAGGCTCGGAGAGTCAACTCCGGCAGCATCGCGCCCAATAGCGGCAACCGCTGCTTCATATAAGGACACCGCAACATCTGTGAACGGTCTGTCCCTTGTCTTATCATATAGCTCAATCAACACGCTCGCAGCATGCTTTTCGCCGCTATAGTCGCGAAGTTCAATGCTATCGCCCGAAATCCAGTAGTTCGCGGCGGGTAAATCACCGTCTTGAAGCGGAGTAAGCTTTGCGCGAGTGACTTTCTGAATAGTAACCGCATCGCCATTGCTTGTGCTGATAGATTGTAGGCGCTTGCCCAACTCGTCAAGAAATGTATTGATGGCACTCATGCTATCACCTCATTGAACAATCCGCGAAGCCTGCCCAGTAGCACAGGGATCTCGTTTTCTTTCGCTTTGTTCAAACCCAAAGCGGGCTTGATTATTACTTGTTTCACTAGAACGAACATAGGCGCACCAGCAGCACTCATCACCAACCAGTTGCCTTTGCGCGATTTGATAAGGTGTCCACCTGCGTTGAATACGTCTTTCGCGTTGAAGCGCATCACACCGGCAGCAGTTAGGTTCTCGCCTATAGGAATATTGAGGTATGGACCGCCTGGAACTCCGCGGTAAGCATGCTTCGCTCGTACAGTGCCCCCGTACTCTTGAAGGAGCGCATACCGTAAGCCACGCCCAGCCTCAACACGTGATGAGACGTTGTTGAGCTGTGTTCCTGCTGTTGATATGCGTAGTGACTTTCGGAGTAGGCCTGTCCTGCTTTTCAACGTCCTGCCAAAGTTGCTTTTGACTTCGCTGTCAACATTGATAGCGGCTTTTCCGAATGCTTGCTTCGTTGCTTTGAACGCCTTGTTGGGCAACGCTTGCAAATACGCTTGAAACGCTTCGTCGTGAAGTTCAACTGCCACTTAGATCATACCTGTCAGCGGGTGCTTAAACTCTACAAGAATTTCTTTGACTGCTTTGAGTAAGCCGAACTCAGGAAAGCTTGTTGAACCGCCCTCGCCATGAACTTGTGTTGCAGCTAGATTTTCTTTCCGCTGAAACTCATACGCGATTTGCATTGTTGCAGCTTTGCGGATTGCTGTAGCAATTCGGTACGAAGGATCAGCAGGTGCAGGGATGCTCATCACGCCAGCAGAAACAGCCAGACCGCCCGTGAACACGATTTCAGCAGTGCCGGTGCCATAATCAAACAGCGTGCGGATCCCGTATTTCGTGATGATGTAGTCAGTTGGCACTAAAGGAATGTCCATCACAAGATTTCCTGCTGAAACAGCATCAAAGTCTTGGTTCTTTAGTGTGCGCCGGTTGCTGCCGAACAAACGCATCGTGACGCTCACAACGGATAGCACAGGCAACGATTGCAACGGAATCATCTTGCCACTTAAAGGAATAGACACTGTGCGTTCAACTCGTTCCAAGTCAAAGCCCAAGAAGGCAGCAATGGAAGCCTCTGCGTTCTGTTGAATCACTTCTAGTGCAGGGTAATTGTCCGCGTCTTTGTTTAAGCCAATGAACGCTACAATGTCGTCAGGGTTGACGAGTTTCATTTAGACTTGCGCGAAGTTGTTTCCTTCACTGGAGACGCTTTTGTTGTCTGCTTTGCTTCTACAGCACGTTTGGAGTCCAGCAAGATGCCTGCAAGGCGGTCGCTGACTTCCAGCACTTCGTTCTTCTTGTGCGGCGTGATATCCAAGCCGTTCAGCGCAAGGTCGCAGTCTTGTTTCAATTTGATTTTCATATTGGACTCCTTTGTCAATAACAGCGCCAGCGCACAGTCATTGAAAAAGGAGTGAGCCGAAGCCCACTCCAATCAATCAGCCTACAGTGTAAAGCTTGATTGCTTCCGGTAATACAACACCACCACCAACACGTTTCTTCACGATGAAACCTGTTTGATCTGCGTCTGCATAGCGTTCATCCAAACGCTTAACAGTAATGCCCGCACGATCATAGATGCGATAGCCGGCAACGAAGTCACCGAACGCCAATGCTTCAGCGCCAGTTGCAACACTTGCCATGCCCTCATCAATACCGATTGGACGACCAAGCAATGTTGCTGCCTGACCCGCCTGGACGCTCGGCTGCCATAAATACTGACCTACAGTATCTTTAAGCAAACGAATCTTCGCTTCAGTCAAGCTGTTCATCATGAACGTGCCGTTGCGACGATACACTGCTTTCACAGATGCCATCATGTTGATCAAGTCATCCAACGCGACGCCGCCAACAACAGTGCCCACTTGAGCTGCTGCAATTAAGCCCGCATCAACTGCGAAACCAGAAGGCTGTTCGCCAGCTGCACCAGTACCAACTGCGAATGCAACATCTTCAGCGTCAGCAATGGCGCGTGAAGCAGCTTGGGTCAATTCAGAGCCTAAGTCAGCTTCTGCATCATCCAAGATGTTGTTGTGAACAAGGATCAAAGTTTTCAAATCTTCGATGACAATGTTTGCTTGATTCAAGCCTGAAACAGCGGAAGGAGTCACTGGACCCTTACCCCATGCAACAGTTGGCTGAGTCAAACCGCCTAAACGTACAGCATCGCGACCAGTTGTGCGTACTTGCGCAACAGGACGGAAGCCTGCCAAGTTGTATGCAGCCATGATGATGTCAGATTCCATATCTTCAGGAATCAAGAAACCGCCATCAGCAGCAACAGTTGATAGAGCACGCTGCTCTTCTGGAGTCATGCGATTTTGTTCGCCTGCACCATGACGCATGAAGCGTTCAAACGCAGCTTTGCGCAACTCTTTTTCAGGGTTGGCATCAGCTGTTTCACCTTCACCAGCAGGGCGTTGAGCACGAGCTTCAAGTTCTGCAACTTGAGTCTGCATTGCTGTGATGCTGTCATTGATCTTGTCAACCAATGAGCGTGTTTCGGCAGTAGCTTCGCCGTTCTTACGTGTTTCCGCTTCAGCTTTATCGCCAGCAGCTTTCAATTCCTCGAAAGAGCCTGCAACAAGACCGCGGAGTTCTTCAATTTGCTTTTCCATGTCAAATCTCCCTTACTTTGTTTTCATTGTGCTGCGGATATTCTCCATCAGCTCTGTGAGTGCTTGTTGCGGCTCACCTTTCGCCTCGGCTTCTTTAGCAACAGTGTCGTCAGACGGCTGCAAGTCAAGAAGTGCTGCAAATTGTTCACGTTCAGCTGAAGATAACGATGCACGCAATTCCTGTGCGACCATTTCTACTTTTGAACGGCGTTCCTGTGAAAAAGTAACAGCAAGGCCTGGCACAAACGACAAGCGTTCAGCGCGTCCTTCAATGTTTCCTTTCAATAAACTACGAACGTCATCGACAGCGAGTGGGCTGTTCATCGCCATGCTATTCAACGTCTCGCCTAGCTTGCGCATGTGTAGCGCAAGGGCTTTGCCTGTTTCACCTATTGCAGGGGCACGCAGCTCTTCAATTCCGTCTTCTGGTGCTTCTGCTTCAGGCGTTGTGCGGAACTGGTCCAAGTAAAGCTTCAACCAATCCTTGTATGCAACAGCAAAGTCGTCAACAGCAGCTCCAAGCAAGCTTTCGATGTCATCAATAGCATTGTCACTCCACCAGATGTCTAGCATCGTGCGGTGTAATGCTTCCATCAAGCGTTCCTCGCCCTCGTCCAAGTCCTTTTCTGTAACAGTACCGGCAAGGTCTGTGGCGCGAACGCTTTGGATCTGTGCTTGTTCGTTTGCAGGAAATGTCACCGGGCTGAACTCGAACAACTTAACTTCGAAGATTTCACGAACTCCATCCACAATTTTGTCCTTGCCGCGCGGCACGCTGAAACCTATGCTCATTGCATCAAACGCACCCGACTTCATAAGTAAGAACGCTTCATCTGCCTTCTGCACGCCTAGCGTCAACTGTGCGCGTACCCATAAGCCCTTAGTGTCTTCGCGCATTTCAAGCGGCATGCCTATTGGGCTATCTTGGTCGTGATTGTGTAGAACTTTGATTTTGTCTGCACGCTCTGCAAGTGTTTTCGTGAATGCGCCAGGCATAATGCGCGACCCATAAGAATCAATGTCGCCAAACGTGGCAGCATACCCCTCAAAGATACCGTTTTCGCCTTCTAAGCGTATCTCGCCGATCTGGAAGCTGAGATGCTCCTGTATCGGTGACTTGCTGCGGTGCTCCATGTTTGCTTTGTTCTTCATCTGTGACTCCTAGCGAAAGCTCATTGCGCAACGGCAATTTATTCTTTGTCCTGCGGATAAACCCGGGTCACTTGGGAAGCGCCCCCCATTTGAAAAAATACCATCTATCAGGACGGTTTCCTGCTCCATGATGTCATGAGCTGTTCGAACATGCGCATCTCGACTGGTCAACCAGATCTTCTGCGTTGCACCTGCAATCGTTGCACCCACGAGTTGACCAAAGCTTGCAGCACTGCCAACCTCTGTCCTTGCGATGGTCAGTGCTCTTTGCGATGTAAACCCTGTGAACACGTCAGTGATTGCTTGGCGCAGGCTCTCAACTGTAAGGCCTTGCTGCTCTGCTTGCAACACTTGAGCCTGAACCGCTGCGATAGTTGTCTGCTCAATCTGTGTGATGTCTTGCGCGATAGATTCTTGTATGAACGAATCAATAGCTGCTTCGGCAGGCATTACAGGAACTCCTTCGCAACATCCATCTGAAGCTTGCTTACTGCATCAAGCCACTCCTGCCTTGTTTCTTGGATAGCTGCAATAGGATCCGCGCCTTCGTCAATCGCTTTAAGCACAGCATCACGCTGACTCTCCATAAGTGTCTTCATCGTTTCAAAGCCAATGCTCTGTGCAAGTTCCTCGCGCTTCTTATCAGCTGCACGCCACTCCTTATCGAAGTCGTGCGAGCTACGTGTATCTAATTGAACAGAACTCGACGCCGTTTGGGAAGGGGAGGGTTTTGGCGCCGAGCTCGGAGGGTTGCCAGACCAGGGTAGGTCTGCATTCGGTACGTCCTTCAAGCCTAGCTCGAAGCGACTGTTTAGTGAAGACACAGGCACGCCCATGTCCCATAATGTTTTTGACGCGGTGACGCGATCTTTCACGTTGTCCTGTAGAGCTGCGATGCGCGAAGTGTCAGGAACAATTTCCTCGCCGTTGTGAAGCTCTTCCTGCAAAGCGTGTTGAAGTCCTGCCTGCATCTTGCGAAGAAGCGGAATAATTGTCTGCTCCCAGAAGATGCGCTGCGATGCGCTGAAGTTGTTGAACGTGCTGCTTTCCTGTGCGCCAATTAACTGCGGTGGCACGCCAAAGATCAACATGATCTCATCACGGTTGAACTTGCGGCTGTTGAGAAAGTCCATCTCAGCAGGCGTCATGCCTGTGCGGATGTAGTCAGCTTCAGCAGACAAAACACCTGGCGTCCGAGCGTTTGCGCTGCCTGTGTACAATTCGCGAATCTTTTCGCGCACCGTGTCCCATTGTGCAACAGCAAGGTCCTTGAACACGAAGATGCCGTCTAAGACGCCTCTGTTGTCCATCGCTGCTTTGTTGAAGTTCAGTTGTGCAACATCCGTATCCACTGCACGCGCGGCAGCTTCTAAAGGGCTGACACCTTGTAGCGGGTTCGCTGGATTGGGCAATAATAAATGAATGATCTCGGTTGGCAAGTACGATTCAACAGTAGAGCCTGAAGAGCCTTTGCGATCAAAGCGGCGTACCCATTCTCCTGCGTCAGTTCCTGCGACAGGAGCAGTCTTGTCTGGCGATAACGGCCACAGCTCAGTAGTCTTCCCGCCTACTGTTACTTTCCGCAGGTAAGCGTTACCTGATAACTGTAGCCACGAAACAATCAGCTCGAAAAGCTGTTGGCGTGGGATAGCGGGGTTAGGTTGGTTCAGTAACTGGGCGACGTGATGCCCTTCAATAGGGGTGCCGTCTTTATCCACAACTATCCAAGGTACTGATGAAGCAGCTTGCTTGATTTCGTTGATTGCACGAAACACCCACCCGCTGGATATGTATCCGTCTTTGGTTGCTTTCGCAACAGTAAACTTGGACCATGCTGCTTGCTTATTGGAAACGATCTGCGAGCTTGTTGCTTGTGCGCTGCTTCGCTTGCTGAATGGGAACACTTTATGCGCGTCCTATCATGATGGTCTTCTCCTGACAACGAATCCAGTTTAAGAACTGGCTCACGCTGTCCACTTGGTCATCATGCACAGAGTTCGGAAATGATAAGAACTCTTGCATGAAGTCATGTAGCCATGCCCCCTCCGTGGGTAAATACACGGATCCCGCTTCAATGGATGGCGCAACTGTAGCAAGGCGCGTCACTTTGTCAACTGTTGGCATGATAGCGATGACAGGTAAGGCAGTATCACGGTGCAAGTCCTGTATCAAACTGGTGCCGCTTGACTTGTCCTCTATCAAGATGACGGAAGGAGAATACTTCGCTGCTAATTGCATGACAGATCGCTTGAGATCGGGGTACTGTAGCCTTTCTCGGAAGACGTCCAGCAGATAGTACCCTGAAGCAGTCTCGGCCCATGTAGTGCAAACAGTAGGGTCGTTCAGCTCCTTGGCTTTCTGTGCTGTATCCCAAGACTGAACAATGCGGATGATGTGCTCACTTGCAGGCACTACTCCATATTCCTTGAACCAGTCTATTTTCACCATGCCGCCACCCAAGGGCGCTGGGCGTTGCTGGTATTGTGCAGCGTAACCGTATGAACCAAGTGCTGTTTTCAGCTTCTGTGCTTCAGGTGGGCCCATGCGCTGTGGGTGCAGCAGTTCGCCCTCTTCGCGTGTTGTGCTCATGTCGCCGTATGTAATTGTCTGGCGTGATTCTGCCTCGTGCTGAATGCACAAGTGCTCCCACCCGCCCTCCTCTATCAAGATGCCCGTCAAGTCGTTAGCGTGCAGGCGCTGCATCACAACAACCATCGCGCCATCCTTTGGATTGTTCAAACGTGTGCTCCATGTTTGCCCATGCCAGTCGTTTGCTTTGTCGCGCTCTGTCTTGCTTGCTGCACGTATAGGGTCAATCGGGTCATCTGTGATAAGTATGTTGCCGCCCTTACCGGTAGCTGTTCCGCCTACTGATGTGGCAAAGCGGTGTCCTTGCTTGGTGGTTTCGTATTCTGCCTTGGTGTTCATGTCGTCTTTGATGATGGTTTCAGGAAATGCCATCTTGTACCAAGCACTCTCCATAATTAAGCGGCAATCAGCTGAGTGCTTTGTGGACAAGCTTGCAGAGTATGAAGCTGCTCCAATTTGTTGCGAAGGGTTCTGCCCGAGCACCCATGCAGGAAATGCGATAGTGACCGCAATGGACTTCATGAAGCGTGGCGGGATGTTGATGATTAAGCGTTTGCACTCGCCGGAATGAATTGCTTCCAAGTAATATGCAATGGCGTCAATGTGCCAGTTGTGCGAGTAGCATGCACCTGGGTCGACAGTTTCAAAGGCTTTCTTGATGAATGCAGAGCATGATGAACGGAGCTGTCTTCGCTGCAATAGCTCCTGAGCTGCTCGTTGACTAGTCAGTTGACGATTCAATTGCTGTTCCTTGCATTGCGATTGCTTCCAACTCTGCGTCTGTTGCAGTAGCGGCAGTGAGCGGAGCCATAGTTACTTCGCGGGTCTCTGATTTCTGCCAGTGGTTCCTATCGCGCCGTTCTAACAGCGTGAGCCACATTTGCCATGAGTTGCCGCTGTTATCTGGTGTCAGCCCTTGGATCTTCTTCAGGGCACTAATTTGGAAGTCTGCTTCTGCTTCGAGCAGAGCAGTTTTGAATCTCGCATATGGCTCGAGGCGGAGTTGCTCTTCTTGCGTCTGCGCAATGCGCCAGCGGTCTGCAAGTTGCAGCCAGTCGTCAAACGTCCTGCGGTTGATGTGTAGTTTGTCACAACACTTGTGTCGGGGCAATCCTAAACGAGTCAGTTCACAGAATTGATCAACAAAGTCTTGCTCTTTACACTTGGGTCCAGTGATACACGTTCTTTTCATATCTGCATTGTTGCAGTTTCTGTCAGTGTCTGCAAGTTCCGCGCTCCTTGTGTAGTATATGTATGTAGATTTTTTTACTTTTTTTTCAAAAAAAAAAGCGGTTCCTGCGTATATCACGTATATCACGTATATTTACCTTATACATTAACAACTTGCAAAGTGTACGTTCAAGCCCAAATATACGTTCAAGCGTATATTTCATGAGTAAGAAAAACCTTGCATGGTACGAATCGCTATAAGAACCCGTCGGTTGTGTATATGCACTCAAAACCACGTATATTTTTGAAACCGCGCCTTTTCAGCATAAGAAAGCCTTATGCAAAGCTTCTCATGTATAGATTTCCTTTATACTTTGGGGGACAACTTCCGCTTTTCAGCCGCTTCTTTCTTTTTATCAGCCGCAATCTCTGCGTTGGTGCGTCGCTTGCGCGGGTACAGCACGAACTGAAGGCATTCCCCGTTCAACCCACTCCTAGGCTCATCGTGATCAAGCAATCGAGCAAGCGTCTTCCCCCTGTCGCCACCGAACTTGAGCATTTCGCTCTTGTCAAAAGCACCTGCCTTCAAACCTGCTGCGAAGTCGCCTGGAAATAGCATCACGTCTCTTGCTACCTGTACACAAACAAACGCCCTGCCACCCGCGTTCACTCTGTCCTCAAGCCAAAGCACCTGCTCAGGCCGCAGTGTTACTCGCACGCCCGTCTTTTCTCGCTTCGGCCATTCTTGCAAGCACTTCGCTTCAACCCAAGTGTCCATTCCTTCATAGCAGAAGTTGATATCAGGTATGCCTAGCGAGCAGCCATCCTCTATCCTTTGCCACTGTAGCCCGCGCCTTTTGAGCTTTTGTTTCAGCCATTGCACCAACGATTTTTCACTTGCCATCTTCTTCTACTCCTTTTATTACATGCACCAGACCGCTGACACGCTGCCTGATTCTGTTTCTACGAAGCCCTGGCACGATAATCACTTCCATGCACTTGTGCCTCGACTTCATTGCCTTCTTGCTTGTGCCAGTACACGTCTTTCCACATTCTTCACAAATCCAAATTGCCATCGCCCGCTCCTGTAGCTGTTTTGTAGTTATAAGTAGGCCAAAACCCATCGCACTGCTCTCCAACGCCGTTAAACGTAGAATGCGCTTGAAACAGTGCCGGTTTCGTGCCACTGCTCTCATGTCGTTTGCACGAGCGTGCCACTGGACATCCTATTTTGCTGCACATTGCAATATCAGCCATCTGTTCTTTCCTTATAGACTTCGGGCAGCGGCATCCACGCCTCAAGCTCTTTTTCGTCAAAGTATTCGTGGCTGATAGATACGTCATTCCACTTGTTCTCGTACAGATCAACTTCAAGCAATGTTGCGCACCACTGTTGACTCGGTTCGTTCCAAACTGCGATAGACACCCATGGAAAGCCGAAGCATGCAAGTATCGTATCGCCACCTTTTGGTGCGGGGTCTGTTGTGTTCCACTTCATAGAACAGCTCCATTCACGTCGCGGGTCATGCTTCCACCCTCGGGAAGTTCGTTGCTCGCCAGTTGCTGTTTTGTGCTGTGTCAACCTTTGTCTTGCGCGGAGGCAACCCGTTGCGCTTGCGGTCACAGTCAATGCACGTTGAGCGATACCCATCCCGCTTGCTGTTGTCTTTGTAGAACGCTTTCTCCGGGCATGACCACGTCTTGCATGTGCAGCATTGCTTCTTCAATGTGTTCCCCTTGTTCTAAGCACGTCCTTGATGTACTCATCAGCCATTCTCTCGAGCTTTTGTTCGCTGCATCCATATTCAAAGTTGAAGCCCTGTGCTGACTTCATGAACCCTGCCACGAAAGCTCCGCGAGCTACGTCGCACAGTTGAGAAAGAAGCACTTTTAACATTTCTTTCTCCTCTTCATTCGGTTCTTCCATGTCCCTGCTCCTTGTTGCTGATCTCGCGTAATTCGCGTTCAAGCTTTGTGATCGCTTCTTCATGCCATTTGATGCGCTGCATGATGTACTCTTTTGTCATTTGTAACCTCGCACTCTGCTTTCAATAGCTCTTGCGAAGATATTGTAGTCGAATATAGCGTTATTATCGAACCATGCTTTTTCTATCTCTCTATCCGTAAGCTTTTTATGCTCTTGCTTACAATCATAAACTGAATTATCAGAACCCTCTTTACGAGAATGTTTTTTCATCCTTTCAATTTCAACCTGAACTTCTGGCATGAACTCGTTATTCACCAGCCTGCATGGATTGGCATGCAGCTTCTTAACAAGCCTTTCAGCGCATCTTACTATATGCTTATCACTCATTCGCACGACTCCCTTTCATTTAGAACCTCTGTGTCAAAGATATAACGCAGCCCGTCGTTATCCTCTGCATACACAATCTGTAGGAAATCATCACTCAATGTATAGAATGTTAATGTCTTGCCGTCAAGGTGTTCAGGCTTAAATGTTGCCCCTGACACTATCTCTTTGCTAAATACTGCATCACTCATCACTCTCTCCTGTTTTCTTAATTGCCGCAGCTAATTGGAAGACAGCATTCTTTTGTGTTGCTAGTGTGGCGTTAATAGCCAGCCATACAGCCATGTCGAATGCGCAACTTTGATTACTGTATATGAAATGCTTTTTAGGCAGGGTTTTGCTAGTACCCTGTGCTATGTCCATACCATCTAAACTGTGCCACTTATATTCAGGATACATAATCCTAGCTACTTTTAAGTTTAGTTCTACGTCTATCATTTCAGCCATTCAAACTTGACCTGCCTTATGCTTCACTTGTTCAGCGTAAAGCATCCATGCAGCCACACGCTGCTTTTTCTTGTCAACACGTTCCCTGTCAACTATGCCAACGCTGTCAAATTCCCCACATAGCATTTCCACCACTGCAACCAAGTTGTGATACTCCTTGACTAGGTCGTCCAAGTTTGACTTACCGCTTGCAGGGTTTATATTTAGTACGCCAAAACGCTGTGACTTACCCACAGCTTGTGAAATTTCACCAGCTTCCTCTCCAACACATGCTAATAAATGAGCAAGTCTATTCATCCCGTCCCCCTATAAACTCCAAGATAGCAATCAGTAAAGCTTCGCGTGATTCTGTTGCAAGAAACATCATTCTATAAAACTCGGTATCAGCTTGTTGCCCTATAAGCCTGTCTACCAGATTATTGCGATAGAAGTTTTGGCATTCAAGCCACTGCTCTGCGTTTGTAAGGGGATTGAATGTTCCTGGTGCATAGCATATTCCTAAGTAATCTTTACTTATAAAAGCGTCCCTGCCCATCGCACACGCAATCTTCTTGAATGCTTCTGCTTCATGGTCTTTTAAGAGTTGTTCAGCGTCCATTTTAATCACCTTATTCTTAAAGGTACTCATACACCCTCCCCTACTCTCCCTTAATCTCTAAGCATGCCGCGCCTACTGCTTCTTCGTATGTCTTGTCATACATGCGCACCCTGCCGACTGTTTTCTTTCCGTCTGTGCTTTCAGCTACGACACACCAAGTACCGTTCATGTCGGGTATGAAACCAACATGCTTTTCAACCCCAAGCTTCTTAACCACTGCTAGGCAATCAGCAGGGTTGGTGAATATGTCAAAGTGCCGATTGTGCAATGGACACCATGCGCCAACACCATCTTCAACCACTTGCATGCCATCCATCAGATTAGCGGCAGCAATGTTAGCCTTTAGTTTCTGTTCTTTAGTCATTATGTTCTCCGTAGATATTCAATCACTTCGTTAAGCATCTCCACTTTACCCTCAAGGAATAGTTGGTGGTCACTCATTGCGTGTGTTGAAAAATTGGCTTTAATATCCTCAAGCTCACTAATAATTTCAGCTATATCACGCAATTCCCCTCTACAATCAGAAATACCGTTTCCGTATTTATCCCAATCAACGTCCATTACTCTCTCCTGCTTTCTTTAATTGCTATAGCTAGAGCATGTTGTGGGCAGTCTTTAAACATGGCTAAAGAAAACGCAAGCAGCTCTGCTTCCAGGTCAAAGTCCATGGGGCGGACACTTTGTCTCAACGCTAAGTCAGTTGACATGGCCGCTCCCTTTGTAAATGTGCAGCGCAACAAGAATCAGCGCAAAAGACATGCTGAAGCCCATGAAAGAGATCAACAATTCCAAAACACTACTCCTTCTGGCAAGTCGTGCTGAGAATCAATCACGCACTCCATCTTTGCTCTCATCGCACCCACTCCACTGAATAGCGCGTTGCTTTATCGAAGTTCTCTGGGCATGGGTACTTGACGCCCTTGTCAATTACTTGAACACATTTGTTCTGGCTCGTGCTCATTTGCACAATAGGAACGTCCACAGCTCTGCGCGTCGTACTGGCTAGAACAAGGACTGCCAATACTGCCAATACTGCGATAATCGCAGCACTGCTGATCAAAGGTATCTCGAGCGTATCGTCAGAGGGCTTCATACTTCGCACCTCTTCCGGAGTTCAGAAAGCTTGCGAGCAGCTTCTTCTTCAGTGCTATTGACGAGCTCCGTCAACATCTTCGCCATGAATGAAGCCGCAATACTTACACCCTTCGGACTATAAGAAACGCCATTCAAGTCCATGATAGTTTCAACATCAATAATCACTTCTCTCTGTTTAGCTGATTCCATCTTTCAACTCCTTTAGAAATTTATTCACTTGGCGCTTGCGCCATTTGCTGTCCTGTTGCAAGAACTTCGAGCAAGCCTGAACTTCAGTCAAGCCCCACTGCTCGCGCCAGTAGTTTATTGCTGCTGCTTTCGCTTGGATACGCTTGTTTGTCATCAATTACTCCTTGACTGAAACGTCTGTTTGACGCTCGAACGTCAGCAAGCCGCCCGCCTTCGCAAGCACAGCCATCAAGCGACCTTCGATACCAATTTCTTTTGTGTCTGTGCTGTACGATGTTTTCACTTCGACATAGCGTGGAGCGAAAGGAAAGATGTCAAGCGACGCATGTATGCGGTCAATTTCCTTGCTCTTTTCCTGATAGCTCGAATACCACATGGCATCCTTCTTTTTTGACTCTTCAAGAGCTTTAGTCAACTCCTCGACTTGGAGGCGTAACGCTGCAATCTGTTCAGTCTTTGTTGGGGTGTCTTTTTTCATTGTTCTTCTCCTGTGTAAATTGATTCCAGTGCTGTTTCAGCAGATACCAAAGCAGCAAATCTCCATGACGCGATCACGCGCTGGCCCGTCTTGAAGGGTGCTGCTTCTTCGCGCACGTAACCAGCAAGCTTGACTATGTGCAAGCAGTCTTCAGCGCCTTCGTCAGCGTCTTCCTGCGATACGTCGCTGACTGCGACGAGCGCACCGAACTCCGCCATCTTGTGCCAGTCGATTACTTCCG